TGTAACTGCCAGTGCTGTTGGCGATCTTGGCATTGAACGACAGCAGCACACGCTTAAGGGTGCCGCTGTTGCCGAGGATGCCGGTCACTGTTGCGGTGTCGGCCTCTGCGATGGTGGGACCGATGACGTACTGACCCAGTGCAATGCTGGTCGTGTTGGGCACCACGATCACGTCACCAACAGGATCCGGGTCGCGTGGGTTGGCGGCGTAGCCAAATGCCTGCTGCTTCAGGTAGCTGCTGGTTTTGGTCGTGATCAGCGTGGCCACGTTTAGCCATGACAATTGCTGGCTCAACGTGACGGTGGTGGCGCCAACGGACTCGACCGTGACTGACACACCTGCCGGGATGCCGCCGCCTGTGACGGTCATGCCAACTGCTAGCCCGCTGGTGTTGATGCCGGTGATGGTGGTGCGGTTGGTGCTCAGCGTGCCGGTTTTGCTGATGGTGGTCGTTGCTGTTGCGTTGGCGCTCATCGTGATGGTGGCACCTGCAACGCTTGACACTGTGGTGCCGCTTGGCACAGCAAAGCCTTTGATCGGCAGCCCTGCCTTCACGTTGACCGCCGACTCGAGGACCAGTTGATTGCTGCCGCTGGTAACGCTGCCGGTGCCGATGATCTGCGCAAACCGCCGCTCACAACTGCTCAGCCGTTTGCCGCAGACATCCTCCGCCAACGTGGTGACAGGCACGTCATCCTCGTCGAAATACAGATCGCCGCTGTAGCCGCATTCGGTCGAGCGGTACTCCCATTGGCAGAATGCACTGAGGCATTGCCGCTTTGGGCCGCGCACGCCGAACAGGTCAAAGGCGCTGGCTAGCTCAAACTCGACGACGTCCCTAGTCTCGGCCGCCTTGCGGTCAATGTAGAACACCTGCCGCGGAAACTCAGCCGTCGGGTCTGGACTGTAAGGGCTAACGCCACCAGGGAAGTTGTCCGCATCGAGGTAACGCCCGAGCGTACGGATGCGGGTCACCTTGGCACCCTCCAGCCCACGCGGCAGACTGAGCATCAACCCGGTGATCGTGCCGAGTAGATTGCTCATCCGCAGCGTTGGCCGCGGCAGTTGGCCGTTGCCGCTTAGCTCAAAGCCATCGGCTTGGATCGGGAACCACGAATAGCTGTTGCCGTTCCAGATCAGACCGCCGATCTCTTGGGCGATCATGTCGCCATTCTCGAAGAGCAGCAGATCGTTGTTTTCTGCGATCAGCAGCCCGCCAGCTTGTAGGTTGATGCCCGAGTGGAATCGGTAGACATCCGTAACGCCATGCTGCGTGGTGTTAAGCTCCAGCTCAAATAGCTCAATGACGGCGCCAGGGTTGATCTCCTGCAGCGCTGAGACCGGTACAGCCATCAGGGTTCAAATACCTGCCGGAACGTGGCAGTGATCACCGCCCTGCCGGTGTACGGGATCGACTTTGTCCAGCTACTGCACACCCACTTGTAGGACGTTGTTTCATCTGGCGGCGTCCATCCAAAGGAAGCGCCATCAGCAGCGCGAGCATCAAGGAAGGTTTCAATCGTATCCGCATTGGCTTCGGTGATGTTGTTCCAGGTCAACGACCACTCCTTTGGGTTTTGATTCAGTCCAAAGGTCAACCGGTGCTCGTAGCCATCGCCGAACTGCACAACCCGTTGCCGTGGTGTGCTGCGCTTTTCGGCGCCGTAGGTCGGTGTGATCGCTGGGAAGGTGGCCATTATGCGAGCAATCCTCCGGGACGCTTCTGCTTGACGATCTCTTGCTGCACTGCGACAGACACGATCCTGCCAAGCTGATTGGCCCGCTGGTCATCACCTTGCACGCTACTGCCGCTGGCGTCAACGTTGACGACCACATTAACGCCACCGCCAAAGCTGCCGGTCGGTGCGATGCCGCCGCTACGCCCTGGCATGAACAGCTCAGGACCACGCTCGCCAACCAGGTACGGCTGACCAGCGCGGACACTGCCGCCCATGGCGCGCTTGCCAAACAAACCACCGAGCAAGCCGCCGCCGGATCCAGTGCCCGACATCTCGCCGAACAGCGCCATGTTGATGGCCACGTCGAGCAGCTTGTTGGCGATGTTACGCAGTACCTGCGATGCCACGTCACCTAGCGACTTGGTGCCATCAATTGCACCTTGGATGGCGTCAACGATGCCGGACTTCAGTGACATGCCGATGTCGGCATAGAGACTCTTCAGTCCACTGCTTGCGTTCTTGATCTGTGCCGTTGCGGTCAGGATCTTGCGCAGTTGATCAAGTTGACCCTGTGTCAGGTTCAGCTTGGCGATCTCTTCTGATTTCAGGTACTGCTCAATCTGCAACAGATCCCGCTTGAGCGGATCCGTCTGCTTCAGCAGATCCAGCTCGCTTTGCTTGTCAGCCAACAGTCGCGCGCCATCCTTGATGCGCTGTTGGTCGATTGCGGCCAGTTCACGTTCGATGTCACGCTGGTTGGCAACTTGCTCGCTAATACCTTTATAAATAGTTGCTTGCTGCGCTTTGATGTCTTTTGTTTGCGCCAGCTCTTGGGCATATCGGAACTCAATATCTAATCCTCTTTCTTGCCCCTTGAGTCGTGCGACGAGCTGCTTATCGCCTGCAATTTCAGCGGCAGAGATCTTGTCTTGCAGTGCAGATTTAAGCTGTATCAGTTGCCCCTCTGCCATCCGATCGCGGACTATTTGCGCAACGCGGGCACGTTCCTCAGCAGCAGCTTTTGCTGCGCGCTCGGCATCACGGGCTGCTTTTGCTTTTGCCTTTTCATCGACGACAGCGGGGCTAGTAGTTGCCCTGCTAGGAGCAAACGGCACTTGCGCGCTGCCAGGTGAATATCTGCCATACATTCCGCTGCCAGCGGCAGTCTGCCTAGCGCCGCGGCCCAATCCGGCAGGAGCGCTTAGGAGTGGCGATAAAACACCACCAGGCAACAATCCTGCAAGCATGTTAAGAGCAGGCTGCTGGCCAATGCTTCTCAGGCGTGAGTCGATTTGCCCAAGTACGCCAAGCAATCCCTCAAAGGGCGCCAAGGCAGAGCTAACCGCAGATGAGATAATCTGCCAACCAGCGCCAAAGTCTTTGACATACTGCGTCGCGCTTTCTAGTATTTTTGTTAATGCTTTTACGCTTTCAATAACGGCCGGCATTATTGCCTGAACCACTTGAACTTGAAAATCTTGAAATGCGTTTTGCAGGTTCTTGATTTGCTGCGATGGACCTTGCATTGCCGCTTCAAGCTGCCCAGCCCCTTCTGTCGCGGCTCGCTTCAGTGCACGGATGACGACCTCACTGGTTATTTTGCCGTCTTCGGCTAACTTGCGAATCTGGCTGATTGGTGCGCCAAGCTCTTTGGTCAGCGCAACGACAAGACCCGGCGCTTGTTCAAGCACCGAGTTGAGTTCTTGACCTCGCAGTACGCCAGAACCTAAAGCCTGTGTCAACTGCAACAGTGCGCCTGCTGATTCAGCGGACGTTGCACCGCTTACCTTGGCGGCAGTATTAAAACCGATAAAGGCAGCTTCTACGTCCTGAATGCTTACATTCAATGGACGCAATCTGCCGTAAAGTTGCGCAAATTGCTGATTAGATTCTGTCGTGCTTAATCCAAATTGCCGCCCAGCCCTTGCAGCGGCAAGTTGAGCCTGCGTGACTTCGTTGTAACCCTTTGCCAAAAACTGCAGCCGCCTAGCCGACTCCTCTCGCTGGATGCCAGCTTGCACAGCCTGCTGCGCAACTCGCAGTTGGCCATATGCAGCGGCAACACCACCAAGCGTAGTGATGAGCTGGTTAAACGCCGAGCGAGTAGCATTTGCGCTTTGAGTAGCTTGTTGCTGCTGCTGCTCAAGTGTTGCCGTTAATTTTTTAATACTTGCATCTAGCTGGGTAGATGCGGCGGAAGCCTCGCGCAGCGCGCTTATGGCACTGCGCGCATCAACCCTTAGCTCGACGTTTGAGACTGCCATGGCACCATTCTACCGGCGCAGGGCTTCCTTCTCGCGCTCGCCTTTGATCTCGTAGTACGCCGCAAAGTGCACAAACTCAGCGTCGGTCAGCTCGGTCCGCAACCGGCTGACCGTCATGCTTAGTTCAGTTGCCAGGAAGAACTCGAAGAAGAGCCAGTTATCCTGGCTCAGTCTTTTTTTGCTTCCTCTAGGCCAGCATCATCACCAAGGCCGAACAGGAACAGCTCCAGTTCGTTCAGCACGCGCTCGGGCAGCTCACGTTGCAGCTTGGCTGCATCAGCCGGCGCGAATGCCTTGGTGCCGCTCTCCAGCTCAGCAATCTGGCACAGCATTTGCGTGCTGACCTCCAGCGCCTCGTCAGACCCCGCCAGCGCTGTTGCGCGCTTACGGTCTGCGCGGGTGATCGGCTTGAAGTAAAGATCCAGCACCGTATCACCAGCATCATTCTTGATGCTGAACTTACGACGCTGGTTCAGGTCAAATGCACCAGCGAGCAGATCAACCGGGCGTTGTGAGGCAGGCATCAGATGCTAAGCGTGAGGGTTCCGCTGGAGACGAAGTTGATCGTGATGATCTCGATCTCGCCAACAGTAGCCGAGTACTCGCTACTTGTCACCACGATGGTGCCGGTGATCTTCTTGCCGCCGGTCTCGTCCAGATACAGCTCAACCGCTGCATCGGCCTCGTCAGTGGCTTGGTTAGCGTCCTTGATCAGGTCCAGCTTGTCGCCGGAGCCTGGGGCGTCGTACATCACCTCGATGGTGCCTGATCCACTGATCAGACCGCCGATGTTGGCGCGGTAGGTGGCACCATGGGTGGTGGCGTCGTATGACTCCTTCTCAACGGTCATCGACCATGACCGCACTGCAGCGATCTCAGACAGACCGCCGCTGCCAGCCTTGTCAAAAAAGACTGTACCTTGTTGCCCGCGATAGAAAGCCATGATCAGATGTCGAGGGTGATGGTTCCGTTGGTCACGAAGTTGACCGTGATCACTTCGATCTCGCCCACTGTTGCAGAGTACTCAGCCGATGTGATCACACCGTCAAAGCTGATCTTCTTGGTGCCGCTTGTATCCAGGAACAGCTCGAACAGTGCGCCGCCCTCATCGGTAGCAGTATTGGCGTGCTCGATGAACACGTTGGTCTCGTCGGCGCTAGTGGCCGTGTACATCAGCTCAACAGTGCCGCTGCCACTGATCAGACCACCTACATTCGCCCGATAGGTTGCGCCTAGGGCGGTGGTGTCGAGTGATTCCTTCTCAACGGTCAGCGACCAGGAACGGGTGCTGACGATAGTTGCGGCAGTTGTTCCGGCATCATCGAACTTGACGCTGCCTTGCTGCCCTCGGTAAAAAGCCATGGCTAGAGATCCTCGAAGGTTTCAAAGGTCAGTCTGACCTGTGTTTGAAAGAAACCCTCCGGCGCCGGCGCAGCCACTACCTCGGGTCCGATCGGCGGGTCAAAATGAACACCGCTGACTATGACCCTAT